CCCGTGGGACCGTAGACAGAGAGTTTCGTAGCTTCGACCAGCCAGGCCACGATCTGGCCGCCTGCGATTATGTACCCAGCCGAGGAACTCGTAGCGTCAGCGTTGACAGCAAACCGGATATCTCCACCTTCGGCGGCGATCACAACGCATTTCGTGCCCGAGGCTATCGTGGATTCCTGCGCTGCCCCGGCCATCGTTTTGCGATCTGGTCCCTTATAAGCCAACGCTCCTTTTACGCTACCAATATATCGGCCATCCGTGATATCCGTCGCTGGTGTCACGCTCAGACTGGCAGCTTTGTTTTGATCTCCAAACTTCAGGGCTGATAAGAAACCCGAAATATCGATCAGCAGATTCTTTGCACCCTTCAAAAGCGAGGTATGTGTTCTGGCAGTTCCATCTTCATCAACAGAAACAGACGCTGGCGCGTCCGTGTTTACGCCAGCTGCCGCGGCGGTGGTCAGGCCAGTTGCAGAGAAGGCTCCGGTATTAACGTCTACCTGAAGTTTATTGCTGGAAATTGCAGCTGCCAAAAGCGATACCAGGCCTCGAAGATACTGTTGCTGCGTACCATCGGCATCAGTAATGACTTTTATCCCACTCGGGATACCAAGGACGGTCTCCAGGACCTTGATACGCTCCAGGAGAGTGTATTGGGTCGGGGACTCCTGTTTTTCACCGAAGAGTGCTAGAAATTCGGTCGAAAGGGCAACTGGGAGGGAGTCGGCATCTGCGGCTTTTCCTAACGTCAGGACAGTATCGCCATTTGCTGCTTTCTTAACCCACACGGAGATCTTGGCCTTGTCGGTGCCCTCCAGAGCAGGTTGCTTGGCTTCCGTGGCCGGGGATGTAAGGAGTTTGGTCGTTACGGCATCCACTGCCGTTTTTACCGCATCTATCGCGGTCTTTTCGGTGTCCTGTTTTGCTGCGGTGGCTAGATTGCCCGGGTCTATGGTCGCAGTCAGTTCAGTATCGCATAGAAACTTGCCGCCAGAGACCGCCCCTGCAATTGTGGCCAGGTAGCCGCGTATTGCTATTACTGAATCATTCCAATTTCCCATAAAATTAACTCCATTAGTTTTTTAATACTAATATCGCTTTTTAACGATAGCGATAGAGTTTCTTAAACAGAGAATTACTTAATCTTCTTCTTTTTTTCCGGGGCCACAAAAGCAGGAACCTCTGAGATACCTTTCTCCCGGGCCACGTTGCGCCTGATCATCCCAGCCCCAATATCGGTAGGGACGGTAAATTCCGTCCCTATCTTGATGATTTGGTTCTGCCAGAGGGTGTTCCTGGTCATCACTATGTCCATGTGCCCACCCGCGAGAGAACCACATAGTTTGTGCCATCACTGATGACCGAAAGGCTTGCCGTTGCGTCTGTTGATGTCAGACTGTGCACATTTCCGTTGCCGTTTGCCCCCAAGTGGCCCGTCGCAGAGGCGACAACTATGTTATTGCTAGCCATATCTACAGGAGCGCTAATAATATACATCCTACCAGGCACAGTCGTGGCATCGGGAAGATTTAGAGTCACGGTCGCGGCACTGCCGTCCATTGGATACATTGTTTTGGTGCTGGAGGATGTTAGTGTGGTATCAAGGGTCGTAGAAGCATTAATGGAATATTGGAGAGTCTTCGCAAGAGTTACCGCTCCAGAGATACCAACGGCACCCGGTCCTATCGTGGCCGCTCCGGTTGAGGTCTTGAATACACCTGAACCGCCGCTGAAATCAAACGCCGAAGTTCCAGATGCAACAGTTACACCCTTGTCTGCGGCCCATACCGTAGCTCCTCGAATTGTGTTAGTACCCGATGGGCTATTGAACGCTCCGCTAGATGCCACGAAGTCGAGATCTGATGTGCTCGCCCCGCCCACGATGTCTTTTCCAGAAGCAAGGGTCATAGTTCCGGTCATTCCTACAGCACCAGGACCAATAGTCACCGCCCCACCGGGAGTGATGAATATTCCAGTTGTTGCTAAGGAGTAATCTATATCAGAACCCGCGGCAGCAGCGACTATATCAATACCAGAGGCGACCGTCATTTTGCCATTGAGAGCGGTGGCACCGTTCAAAGATATAGCACCAGTTCCAGTGCTAAAGGTGGTTGCTCCTGTCTGGGCGACATTTCCAGTTATTCCAACAGCTCCAGGTCCAATAGTCACCGCTCCGGTGGGTGTCAGGAATACCCCGGATGACATGCTCATGTCAAATAGGCTATTTCCACCGACTCCCCGGATGTCCTTTCCAGAGGCTATGTAGAAATCGCCGCCAATGGTATTATCTCCGGTGCTGGTCTTGGTGGTTGACGTTGAGGCAGACAGATCTATCTCGCCTGTCCCGGCTGCAAATTTAATGTCTTTGTCGGCTGCCCAGGTCTGATCTGCTCCTATGTTGCCTGTCGTGGTAGTAGTTCCGGCTGTCATAGTTCCAGCGGTGACAATGTTCCCATCTACCCACAGGTTCGCTACATGGACACCTTGTGCTCCGCCCGTCCTGGCTGGAATGGCATTAGCTGATCCTGCCAAAAAGAGAAGGATCAGTAAAGCGATTATAGCTTTTCTCATGATCCCCTCTATGTAAATCTCCAGATTTGCCCGTGGTATTCTTCTGCAGTGATGTCCACAGAGACTTGGCCGTACAACTGCCCCAGGTCGGCTGCTCCGGTCAAAGCAAGGGGAGTATAGAACAGATTGCCGCCCGGCCTGCCGTTCTTCTCAGGAACCGGCAAGAATACGGCGCTGATCTTGCTGAAGTCCACAAACCCTAGGGTAGCTGCAGGCATCTGAGCCACTTCCATGAAGGGGAAGCGTCCGGCCTCAGTTACGATTGTGTCAATGGGACCCGAGACGGTGCCGAAGTTGTTCAATGGGCCTGCAAAGGGAGCTATACCATAGAGATCGACTAGCTTCTTGAGCGCGCTGTAGCGGCCTACAATGGTCAGGTTGTTTGTTGGAACAACGGACGTCTCTTTCATGAGCAACATGAGGGCATCTATGTCCGCCGTGGTCAGAGCATCGCCGCCAGCGTCTACATCATTAGTCGATAGCGTGACGCCTGCGCCACCTCCCTGGACGGTCCTCGAAAACATGCCTCTCATCTGGTTGGCTGTGGTATCATTGCCACCAACCTGGTAGAGACCGCGCAGCATGTTATACTCGACGTTCTGCTGCATTTGTGCCAGAGTCATGTTCAGGTTTGAGGCAAAGGGATCATTGACATCTTCCAGGCCGCCCGTTATGGCCAGGCCGGACAATGCCGTCATGTCAGACTCGGCTGCCCAGGATGAACCCACACCGAGCTGGAAGATCTGGCAGACCTGAGTGTCCTGGCCTCTGTCGTATGCCCTTGGGGTTGGAGCTGTGAAGGAGCCCTCTTCTGTGATGGAAACCTGAGCGGATGCATCTAGTGCATTATGTGAGTTCAGAGCGAACTGCCAGCCCTTTGCCTGCTTAGCCCCGCCGCCTCCAAGTCCTCCTATTCTGTTCAGGAAGCTCGTTATAGGCGATGCCTGGGTCAGCAACTGACCATGGTACTGTGGAGTTATGAAAGTTGTTGCTATATGTGACGTATTGGCCATTTAAATCGTACCTCGTTAATATTTTATCTGTCGTTGCTTCTCGATTTTGAGCTGAGTTACCAGGTTCCAGAATTTTGGGTCCTTGGCGGCTTTTGCCTCAGCTTCAGCAATTTGTTCATCGATGTTTGCCGTCTTGCTGCCAGCATTGGCAGGATTTGAGCCGGTGCCCATCGATTTGTCATAGGGGAAGAATTTTAGGAGCCTCCCCAGACTCTTGTTAATCCCGTCCTCGTCCTCTCCCGTTACGGTTTCGAGAACGTCAGAAATTGAAACGCCGTCGGGAAGCTTGATCTTCTTTTCAGCAATCATGGCCTCGACTTTCGACCGCTTGAGGTCTCGGAGGTCACGAGCCTTGATAGCTTTCTCAAGTTCGGAGGCTTTCTCGTTTGCCTTCTCCAGAGCTGTCTTCTCGTCCTCTTCGGCCTTCTTTCGAGCCGCTATGATGGCTTTGGCTTCCTTGTGAGTCATGCCAAGGTCTTTCTCCCTGGCTTCTCGATCCCTCTTGAGCCGATCTTCGACGATTGCGTCTATCTCGGCTTGAGTAAGTGTTTTCTTTTCCGGCTCCGTTGTTTGGGTTGCCGTTAATTTTGTCCCGCCTTCGATTGGTGTCGCAGCGGCGGGCGTTACCGCTGCTGGTGTTGGTTCTGCCATAGAAATTACTCCCCGGATAGGCTCCGGTAAGCCGTTATTGTGAAAAGATAATTATTTACGTTTGCGGGATTTGCCTGCCTTCGCGTAAGCAATTGCTACCGCTTGCTTTACTGGGCGTCCTGCTTTTATCTCAGTGGCTATATTCTTTTCGATGGTGGCCTTAGACGATCCCTTCTTGAGTGGCATTAAAACCACCTCCCCCACCAATACCCATATCAGAATTAGTCATCTCTTGCGTTTCCTGGGCTATCTGCTCGTCTGAGAATCCCTTTTCCCGCATGATGCCCTGAGCAGATCTGACTTTTCCGATAACTAGCGTTGATTCCCGTTGCGCATCTGCATTATGGTCCTGTGGGAGCCCGTCATGCCATGTAATATTGATATCCGTTAGCTCAATCGCCCCAGCCATGTTCATCTTCTTCTCCAGGAGGGAGCAGAGCTGGATAGCCTTCTTGGTAGCCGGATCTAGCCGGGTCTGCAGCCGGTTCGCCTTCTTTAGGGGGGCAAGCATCATGATCCGGAGAGCCTGAGCCGATAATCCTTGCCCGCCCGCGCTCGCGTCGAAAGCCACCTTGCAGGTCTCCGAGATCTCATAGAGCCGCTGCATCAGGCCGTCTATGGTCAGGAAGTTGGCTGGAAGCTGCCCATCCCAGGTGAGCATCCCTGGGGGCGTCTGGCCCTCGTTCAGGGTGATATACTTAGAGCCGCCTGTAATCTTATAGGAGCCATCCCTGGGATCCTGCTCCTCGATAGGCGGCCCGTACATCGAGGGATCGCTAAATTTATCCTCAATCCTGAGAATTTGGGCATATCTCCACTCCAATTCCCGGATGATATCGGCTATATCTGAGTAGTCATCCATACCATGATATTCTTTCGTTGATGTAATATTATGGATAACGATAACAGCAAAATCACCCAGACCCGTTTCTTCTGTGGGTTCGAGTTCTGCAAAATCGGGGAACGTCTTGAGATCAACCAGGCTGGATATCTTCTTATCTTCCAGTTTATATAATCTATGCTCTATCTTTCCTATATTATGGATCTCAGCCTTGAGATATGATATCTTGCCCCCCGCCATGATTGGCCCACCCTTCTCTAGCTGAGTGGCCACGGCATCAGGTATGGCGGTATTGGTGGCCGTGATGATGGTTTGAACGGTTAACCCCTGCTGAAGTTGCCCGGGATCCTCGAACTCATAGGCCAGGACATGAGCTTTAACCTGTTTGATATTACTGGCTTCCACGATGGGAAACCAATATTCGGGTGGCACATTCTCAATTATGCCCCGGCCCTGGAACCGCACCTTAAGAACAGCATCGCCAAACTTGGATAGATCAACAACAGCATCTCCGATAGATGGCCAAAAGGAGTTATCGTTTATGATGCGGCGAAGAGTATCAGTCTGGGATTGCTCTTTACCATCTCCTGCCTTTGTTCCCGGGAACTCGCCGCAGACCAAATCAGCCCACAGGAGAGAGAGCCGCTTGAAGTAGTTCAGAACAAGCCTGAGATCGCCGCTCTTATCTCCCCGTAGCTTGCGGATAGCATCAATCCAAGCCTCCTGATGATTACCCGCAAAAAGCTCCTCGTTGCGGTGGTAGAGGTCTAGCCGCCCTTTGGTGTCCTGGTCCTGGGGGGGCCACGGTTGCTTTAAGGCAAATATCTTCTCGTAATCGGTGAGCATGAACCTCTATTCGTTGTCTATCATCCGCTTTTTGGCGATCAGTGCCAGGTTGTCAGCAATATTTAGGGGAATGGCCTGAAAATGCTTCAAGCAGAAGGCCACGCCCTCCCAGGAGTTCTTCTGGCCGGTGGACTTTGGAGATTTGCCAAGCTCGATAACCTCACCAGAGATGGAGCCCCGGACATAGCCGTCATGTTCTCCCAGGTCAGCACCACATAAGCAGCATCGAATCATAAGTAATCAGTATCCTGCGGGCTTCGCGCCTATTCGAGATAATCCCGTAAATTGTCTTGCGCAAAAATAACGTGTCTCATCACAGGTATGGTCTGCCTTCTTAACAGGCGCATCTTCGCCTTTTTCCTGTTTCTTGGCATCCCAGACATAATTTAAAATCTCTTCAATAGTCTTCCTGCAATTTATATGAATTTTCAAGCGATGTGAAGTCAATGATTGAGCGACACACTGAATACCAGGGGTTACCGCATTAATGGCTTTATATACAACGATTCCCGGGAAGTCTTGCCTTAATTGCGTTATGAAGGCCGTTGCCGATGGATCGACCTCTATCGCAGAAGGCGTAATTACCTGCCCATTCCACACGAGGAACGCCTTCATATCATCGGAATATTGCTTATTTGTTTTCTGGCGGCCTTTGGCGACAGAATCCCAATAATATTCTTTCGCCTTATACCAAACACCCTGAGCAAATCCATATAACCCAAACACACATGGATTGGCCGTGCCATAATCTACAGAAACACGCCACCGCTCAAAGGTTCTGGGAAGACTATCAACCACATAACCATCCTTCGGGTCAGATGAGAAGAAGTCATAGATTGCACCTTCGGCGATACACCAAAGACCTAATATATATCTGCGGAAGAAGACCGTTCCTGCGCTATAAAGTTGCTTGTATCTTGTTTTGGTGGCTTCTGTCAGGCTTGGGTTATCTCCCATCAAGAAATGCATCACATAGAGTCCCAGATCTTGCGCTCTGTCTATCCATTTCTCTTTGAACCAATGATAAGGTGATTCGGGGTTGCAGTTAAACCAGAGTTTAGCGCCATCAACGGAGCATCTCCCAACCGCTTGGTTTACGAAGCTCTCGGGCTGCAGGGCCACTTCATCACAATAGAGACCGGCCGCCGTTATACCTTGCACAAGATCCTGGCTGCTTTCGTCTTTTCCACCAAACAAATAAAAGTAATTTGTATGGCCTAGATAGGATACCTCAAGCATATTATCGGCCCGATGGTCAATAAAGACCATACCACGCCCCTGTAGCATCCTCTTGAGTGGAGCAAGCACGTTTCGACGCAGAGATCCTATCGTCTTACCAGCTAGGATGAAGTTCTCCGCATTGAATTCCGCCATTGCCCAGATTACAAAACTTAAAGACATGGGGGCAGTTTTGCCACTTCTTATCGCGCCTTCTGCCACTATTCCATTATAATTCCTGATCGGAGAGGTCCTTGTCCACCAAGTTAGAATTTGCCATTGCTTGCGGCTTGGGGCAATCCACTTGAAGGGAAATATTATCATCGATGTCCTCAAAGACTTCTTCCGACTTGGATTCTAAGGCGCTGATAAAACCATCATCTTCGATTTTTAGTGGCATGGGGGGCTCAAGTATTTCCCGTTTATCTATCATAATGGCATAAGTTGTTGCGAGAGTTTTAAGATCCTGATTGGAGGGATTGTCATCTACTCGGCCATTAACCATGTCAAGGAATTTATCGTTTAGCCCGAGTCGTCTTTCTCTGCTCCATGTCCGTCTTGTTTCTGTGGCTTTCTTGGTTCGGACGGTCGGGCCGGTCGGACTGTTTTTTAGTCCGACTGAGTCCATGATCCTATAAATAACAGATTTTCCGCGCCCTGTCTCCTCGTGGATCTGATTAGGCTTCTTCCCTGCTCTCAATGCATCTGCGATTGCGCGTTCTTCTTCTTCTGGTATTTGGGCAGGCACATAGAATCAATCCTGGATAAGTTTGAAAAGATTTGGGAGAGGCTGATAACTAAAATCAATCTTAGGCACCCTAACCGGACCCGCCTCGATTATGTCCCGGGTGCTGGGCTTCAGTTCCTCTTTGATCTCTTCCAGTTTCATTTCATCCTAGATACATAGATAGCAATAGCCATGATGCCCAGAACTCCGCCCAGGGAGATCTCTGCCAGTAACTTCCATACTTTGTAGCACATGAACATGAGAAGGAAAGGGCCGGGTGGTGACGGCTTTTTAGGATTGTGTGGAGGGATAGATCAGCCTTAAAACAGACCCGGCCCGCTTTATGCCCGTTCGCCCCCAGCCTCGCGGCTCGGGGACTTGGTTATTTTCATAGCACGGACAAGACCAATGACGTGGAGCTCAGTTTAACGACTTGAGCTGGTCGTTGGGGACCCGATCCATCAGACCATCCCCCATACTTATATTGCGTTACTTGGTCTGCGACCCTGCTCCGTGGAGGTCATGCAATGGCAGACAGGATACCGCATGACTATGATTCGATCACTATTTCCGAGCTTTACGAACTCCTTTTCTACGCCCACATTTGGGGCATGACAACGGTTTTGGAATGCCTTGTAGATCTGCCATCAAACCACATGATTTATGATAAGCAACTGGCCATGATGGAGAGATCTCGAGAGGGCGCCAATCAAGTCCTATAGAAACATGGGTAATTTCTTGGCCGCAAAGACATATGTTACATTTACAATTTTCGATAGCTTCTGCCGTATGGCCCGGACCAGCCCCGAGAGGCCCCACGGCTTGAGATGACGGCTCAAGGTCCCTAGGTTCGCTCGACACATCATAATTAGTATTAAATTAATATAAACTTTTAGCTCGTGGTGGATACTTAAGCCAGGCTGTAGTTATTGGCTTTTTTCCAATACTTCGTTTAGGTGGAGGGAGTTTGACCTTCTCCACCAACTCAAGCTCGACCATGTTCGCTAATGCTCGGCGCATGTTCGACTCTGACATCTGGATTTTCGCTGCCAGTTCTAGTGTAGGAATTGGTTTCTCCGCAGACAATTTCTCAAGGATCTTGACCATAGTCCTACTACTCGTGCCGTACTGATTCATCCCCTTCATAGGCCTCCTCCGCCTCTCCCTTTCACCACATCCGCCTCTTCCCCGATCCGTTCCGGCCAGTACTTCAGTTCATCCTCATCGCCAACCCAACCACTGCATCCGTTTAGGGGCAGATCTCGCAGCCCCTTCGGCGAGCACTTGACCCGATGGATGCCACCGATCAGGACTATCCCCAAAGACCGGATACATGTAGTACAATTGTAGAGCATTATGGTTTCCTACCTCGCAACCCTTCGAGCCGAGTCAAGCAGCGTTTTTCCTCCGCAATCAGGATATTGATCCTAAACCAGAGATGCCTGATCGCCTCCTCTTCTTCGGCGATGGCTTTAGCTATCTGGTGCTGCTGGGCGAGCTGGTTGCGTTTGGCCCGCTCTTGGGGAGAAACGGTGGAGGTCATCCCCTGACCTCAAAATCTACATCTATGGTATGCGCCATTTCAGCCTGATCATACATACCGCTAAGATCTGATGGAAAGGCCTCTCTCAACGCTGACACAAGCGCGACCTTGCGGATCATGACGACAGGCATCGTATCCCAAGGCGTCTTTCCTCCAGAGGATTGCTTTCGGTAATCAGATAGCCGTACCTTAGCAATGAACGATTCTTTACGATCTTTTCTATAGACCTCGGCCCACCCACCAACCAGCGTATCCTCATCATCATAGAATGTCCCAGGCAGATCGGTGAAGGTGCCATCCTTCAGCTTCACGATAATTCCAGCATCGAACCCATCAAAAGCAGGATTGAGTTCGGCCTTCCGAGTAAATGCCTCCTTCCCAACAATCATATTCGCCTTGCCCTGGAACTTTACCAAGTAGGCTTCTTTCGTGAACGGGTTCAAGTTGCGGGCCTGGCAAAGCTTCAGGAACATAAAAGCCTCTTGTTCCGTAGCTTCGGGACAGATGTAGTCCCGGATATCTTGCAGCGTTAGTTCCTGTACCTGGAGGTCTCTGATAGCCAAAGGCTCAACCTGACTTCTGTCCTTGGCATTTCTCAACACAGTTGAATCAATCCTCTTAGGCTCTGCTTTTCTAGGCCTTTCTAGGCTTCTCATAGGCTCGGGTTTAGCAGGCTCCGTCTCGCCGGATTCCCACATATCCATGATGATCTTCGCCAAGTCCATCTTCACGCCTGAGGTCGCGCACTCCAGCCTGCCGTCCTTGCACTGGACTATGATATCTCCCGGGCTCAAGAGCCATCTCTTCCTGCCATCCTGCTCTCCCTCAGAAGCCTCGATTCCTTTGTTCTTGCTGCAAAATTCCTGGATCGCTCGGCCCAGGACTTCATCGGTTAGTTCTTTTCCAGTTCCAGCCATCTTCCTCAATCCTCCACAGCCGCACGGATGCTATCTCTGATGTCCTGCATACGCAGGAGCGATGCGCCAACTTTATTGCACAGGATATCGATTTTCTCTTTCCCAAGATTATCGCTTCGAGCCAAGAACAAGAGATCCATTGTCTCCTCGATCTCTATAGCAAGCCCGTTCAAGAGCGGCGTGAGATCGCTCCTAGGTGGGGTCCGGGCCTTGGTCTTCTTGGGCCGGGTGAGCAGCTTTGCCTTCACTTCGGGATCCTGTGTTATCTTGGCCTCAACTCGATTCCAGTCCGACTCAGATGGCCATCCTTTCGGCCCATCTCCCTCCATAGTGATTCCGACGTCCTGTTCTGTTTCATCTTCCTGCATTTCTATTCCTCCATATTTATTCCCATACAATTTCCTTAATCCGTTTTCTCCAACTCATCCGAAAATCGATATTGATAGCCTTCATAGCCTCCCTTAATGTAGGTGATCGTAAAGCAAGCGGATCTGTTGAGGAGAGGAACTGTTGCGGGATCAAGATTTTCTTCTCGTCCTGCTCGG